TGTCCACGCTGTAAATCACCGATTAATAGGCTTAATGGTAAGTGGATGCCAACCAATCCGCAGAGGAGACCATCGTATAGGGGATATCATATCAACCAGCTGATGGTATGTTGGATAACTGCAGACAAGATAATGAAGAAATACAACAACCCGACATATCCAAAGAGAAGGTTTTATAATGAGGTATTGGGATATGCATATGGTGGCGACGACATACCAATTACGCAACCAATGATGATGGCATGTACACAGAATGATTATAAGCTAGGTGATCACTCAAATGGTGCAGTATATGCAGGAGTAGACTGGGGTGGCAGTTCATACTGTATACTACAGGGTAAGACTAAGACCGGGCATAAATTGGCCGATCTGATGATAGCATCCGACCAGGATAGTAGAGAACATCCCAAGAAGATAGCCAGGTTCCTAGCGAAATACAAGCCACACGTGAAGAGGGTGGTATGCGATGCCGGGCCAGATATCGCCAAATTCTACGCACTTAGGGATGAATTAAAAAGATTGGGTGTAACCACCGATGTGTGGGCATGCTACTACTCAAACCCACCAGCCAAGGTTAAGGTACAGTGGAATGATAATGAGAAAATCGTAACGGTCGGTAGGTCAGAGGCGATAGATGTCATAATAGATGAAATACATGATACGGATTATATAATACCGGGTAAGGATAAGGGCCTTGAGAAAATCGGCATAATGATCGACCATTTCACTAACATATCGGCGGTTAGGGGTAAAACCCAGGCCGGAGTGGAATTTATAATGTATCAGGATACGGGTCCTGACCATTTCCTACATGCAAAGCTATATAGTGATATAGCATCTAGGAACGGTAGCTCGATCATATTGGGTGCATCGGCCCCACCAATGGCAACACCTAGGAATAATGCAATGGGCAAAGATATACATGCGGTGGCCATGAATAATAAGACGAACTCAGCCAGTGATAAGTTCCCTACGTTCAATAAGAAGAGGAGGAGATAATATGGCGAATGGATTTGTAATACATGTCGACGTGATGCGTATAGAATTGGCACAGAGGGTCGTAAAGTTATTAGATGAGATGATAAATGATAAGGAAATGCCAGAATGTGTCAGGTCGAGATACTTGGATAAAGTGAGTGATATAATAAAGGAGGCGAACGAATAGTGGGATTTAATGTTGTAATGGGTGAACGTACAATAGGATATATGAACAGATATGGCAAGGTAGTATATGATAAGCCGGCATTAAAGGAGAAGATCACGGAAATGGTAGCCGGTAGTACAACGGCCGGAAAATTCATGCCAACAAATGTGAAGATAATATATAGGTGGGATAAGAACAGGGTAGCCAATAATGATGCCATATACTTACTATGGAAAGATAATACACTGGTACAAAATAGATTGAGACAATTGAATGCACTGGTATTTGGTAGAGGATTCAAATATTCATACGACAAGTCAACGCAGGATATCATAGATAGATTCTGGAGAGTAAATAGATTAAGATCAAAACTCAATCCGATAATGACGGATTCACAATTATTCGGCGAATGCTTCATAGCATTATACCCACAGAAGACTGGTGATATCTTGGTTGCAGTATACGAGAGTAATAGAGTACAGGTAGATTTTGATCCTGGAAATATCGATATGGTCAACCAATATTATGTGTCATACAGGGATGAGGAGAAGAATCAGGATATTACACTCAAATTCCTACCGGCATATCAATATATAAATAATCTGGAATTAGCAACGCCAATAGGCAAGACTATCACAAAGGTGAGAAATGCACTGGGCACCGGTAAATCCAACCTCGGTGGTGCTGATGGGTTAATGATACACGTGAGGTTCAATAATTCAAGCTCCGAGGTGCATGGGACATCCGACTTCAGGCAGTCATATGGCGTAATCAATGATTATATGGACTTCCGTGGTGATAGGATGACGATACAATCATTATATGGCAGTCCGATGTTCGATATAGAAATAGATACGGACGATCCTGAGAAGATTACTAGTAGAATAGATGAGTTGGCAGGATTTGCAATAGGGTCCAATCCGGTCCATAATAAGAGCGAAGTCTGGAAGCCATTGGAATTCAAGGGAACATCCGATAATGCCGAATATGATGAAAAGGCTATGAGGGGATTGATATGTGCCGGTATGGGTATGCCTGAACATATGCTATTCAACCAATCAATAGGCAAAGAATCACAGGATGGTACATTTGCACTGAATAAGATCGCTGAGGATATGCAGGATTCATTCGGTGATGCATTCATACTAATGCATAAGGTCGCAGTATCATATGCAGGTGGGGATACAACCAAAGTTGATGAAGGACAATTGATATTCCCAGAAATAAGTACGATGTCAGAGAAGGCCAAAGCCGAGACATATGTATTAAAGGTAGGTGCAAATATATGCTCACGTGAAACAGCATCATATAATACCGGTCATAACTGGGCAGTAGAGAAGGACAAGATATTAGAGGAACAACAGGAATTCACACCTATCACACAAACGGAAGAGGGAGGGGGAATAATGGGCGGTCGATTCTCAACCAAGGTCAATAACCAAGACCCGAATAGAGATAATGGTGATGATGATCGTAAGGCAAGGGGAAAAGCAAGTAATATATCGACACAGACATACGGAGATAGGAAGACAAATAACTAACAAATAGGAGAGATGGCCGGTGTTCAAAGGTAAAAGAACACTCCATCTACTCCCTTTTTTACTACTGGCTGTTTTTCCTTTCTTTAAATTTGACAAAATCTATATAGTATTGCGACGGCTCGTCATTAAATCCCCACAATTGATGATAACCCGTCAGGAACCGCTAGATCTCTATGAGACGACAATTATACTATGAGGAGGCAGGTTATGAAACTAAGGGATGGAATGAGAATAATCGACTATATTATGGAACAGGCCGATATATACGACGGTACCAATCTCAAAATAGAGAATAACATAATAAATAAGATACTAAAGGAATATGATAAGATGGGTGATAGGATACTCACCATCGCTGATATATATGGGAATGATATGGATTCATTACTCAAACTCCAGGCGATAATGGCTAAGGTGGAGCGTGAAGTACAGGATGCATATAATCAGTGGTACCAGATATTACAACCGGCAGTAATATCATACCACGATCGTGGGTATAGACAGATGGATGATCTCATACAGGTAGCATTGGATATACAGGAGAAGGCCAGTAGAATCCACGAGATGCAGTTGAATCCGGATGAATATTCGGTTGACTATATCAAGAATCACTCATTCGAACTGGTGAAGGATATAAGTAATTCAATGATAAATAAGATAAGATCAGAACTCGGTATATTATTAATAAATAATGGATATACAAAGGGTAAGGTATCTGATACTGTTGAGAAAATACTGCATACGAATAGGTCACGTGCACAGATGATAGCACAGACCGAGATGAGTATGGCATATAATTCAGGAGCACTTAAACGTATGAACGAGTTCAATAAACTAGGTGGCGACACAATGAAAAAGTATTGGTATGGGTTCAAGTATTCCGCCAATACATGCGAATACTGTAGGCCACGTATAGGTGGTATATATGATATAGATGATAATACTGAATCATTACCCGCACATCCAAGATGCCGGTGTATTTGGTTGCCGTATATCGATGGGTGGGATGAGCCAATATCCATGGATATAACACGTAAGGCAGATATGCTCAAGAGATCATTGTCGCCCGATGAGATATATCGGAAAATAAACGATAGGTTGGGCATTGATTACGCAGATTATATGAGTGAGGATGATGCCAGATCATATATAGCGGGTAATAGGTCAAATGCCATGAAGGATGCACTAGCACAGGCAAGACAGAGGAAAATAGATGACACGGTATCATCATTCGATATATCAAGTAAGAGTATCAATGATGTAATGGCCGGTGAATTCTCAGTGCAAATGGATTTTTGGAAGAAATTCACTGCCAAGGTGATTGTTGATGGTGATACCAAGGCACTGCGTAATTCGTATGAGGCCATCAAGGGCATACTGGTGCTCCCATGGTCACCGGACCAGTTATCAAAATGGAATGATCTCCTGAAACAGATTTCAAAACACTTCTAATATTAAGGCTATTACAGACAAGCTTGTAACATCTACGATTTGACTGTTAATATCGCAAATAAGTGAGGTGATTATATGGATAACACCAAGTTGGGTGGTCT